TTGAAGGGGGCGGAACAATACCATGTCCCGTCTATTTTGATGGAACTTACTGGCGCATGGGATAATAAATGGCAATCCAATATACCTCTGGTACTTCGGTATTTAATCTAGATCTAACTGAGCTAGCAGAAGAAGCTTTTGAGCGAGCTGGTTCTCAGTTAAGGTCGGGTTATGATATGAAGACAGCCCGTAGGTCTATGAATTTGATGACCATTGAATGGGCTAATAAAGGTATTAATTTATGGACTATCGAACAGATTTCCATCCCATTAAATCCTGGACAGGGTATTTATGCCCTTCCTGTAGATACTATTGACCTATTGGACGCTGTTACTAGAACCAATAACGCTAGTACAACTAATCAGCAAGATATCAATATTAGTCGTATTTCTGAGTCAACCTATTCTACTATCCCAAATAAGCTCACTACGGGTCGTCCGATTCAGATGTGGGTAGATCGTCAAACAGGTAACGCAGACCTCTCTTCGCTCGTTTTATCGGCTCCAGTGGCAATTACTGATACTACTATCAGTTTAGTATCTACCCAAGGATTAAGATCTACTGGTTTTATCCAAATTGATGCTGAAATTATTGCTTATACCAATATCGTTGGTAATCAACTTCAAAACTGTTGGCGTGGTCAAGCAGGAACTGTTGCTGCAACGCACACAACTGCAGCTCCTATTTACATCCAATATTTGCCAAACATCAACATTTGGCCTACTCCTGACTCAGGTACATCATACACATTTATAGCCTATCGCATGCGTAGAATTCAAGATTCAGGAACTGGTGTGAATATTACTGATATCCCATTCCGTTTAATTACTGCATTTGTAGCAGGTTTAGCTTACATGTTGAGCATTAAGATCCAAGGAACAGATCCAAATAGGTCTGCTGGATTGAAAGCTATGTATGATGAAGCATTCCAACTAGCTGCAGATGAGGATAGAGAGAAAGCTTCAGTTAGATTTGTCCCAAGAAATTTGTTTTACGCTAGGTAAATATGCCAAGTAAGTATGCTTCAGGTAAACACTCGATTGCCGAATGTGACCGTTGTGGTCAGCGGTATAAGTTATCTGAGCTTAAAAAGCTTACCATTAAAACCAAGCAAGTAAACATAAAAGTATGCCCAGAGTGTTGGGATCCTGACCAACCTCAGTTACAATTAGGCTTATATCCAGTCAATGACCCACAAGCAGTAAGGGAGCCAAGACCTGATATAAGTTACTATGCGTCTGGAAATAACGGGTTACAGGTGCAACAAGGAGCAGGAGCTAGCGTATTGCAGGCTGGTGATCCATCTGGTGGTAGTAGGGTGTTTCAATGGGGTTGGTATCCTGTAGGTGGAGCTAGCCAATTTGATACAGTTTTAACAGAGAATTTTTTGATTATGACAGCCCAGATGGGCACAGTTACAGTAACGACAACTTAGGAGTAAAGCATGGCTTACAATAAAAAAGGTGATGGAAGAGCAATCGAAAGAGGTCATACTCGTTGCGATGTGATGCCCGTTGATGGAGAGCATAAAGTAGATACAGGCCCTAATAAAGCCAATGCTGCTAAAAATACATTAAACAATTTGTATCGCAAACTAGGTACAAACTTGGCTCGTGCTGAATATCAGCGTATTGGTGGTCCTGGTAAAAGCACCAAAAGCATTACGCCTAAGAGCGTTGGCATGGCTAATAAACCACTCAAAACTTCAGGAAGAGGTCGTTAATCATGGCTAAACAAGAATACCCAAAGTTTGATACTAAAGACAGCCCTAAAATCCGTGTTGGCAAAAATAGCCAAAATGGTGATGCTGATAAATATTCCAAGCAAGGAACTTCTGTAGCTGATGGTGAGCGTTCTACAGGCTTTGACGAGCGTGATCCTAATACATTGTCAGGTCAAGAAGTAAACCGCCGTACATTGGCTATGAGTGTTTCTATTGGTAATATTGGCAAATCTGTAGAGCCAGTTAAACCAACAATTACAATTCGTGGTATTGGCGCTGCTGAGCGTGGAACTAAAGCATCTACTAGAATGGGCTAAGGGTAAACCCTAATGAACTATGTTCAAATTTATCAAGCAATTCAGGACTACTCTGAAAATACTGAAGCGCTTTTTGTAAACAACATTCCTGTTTTCGTAAAGCAGGCTGAAGACCGTATTTATAATTCGGTTCAGATCCCTTCTTTGCGTAAGAATGTAACAGGTTTACTAACAGCGTCTAATCCTTATTTATCAGCTCCTCCTGACTATTTGTCTACATATTCCTTAGCGGTTATAGACCCTACAGGAAATTATAATTATTTGATAAATAAAGATGTCAACTTCATTCGTGAAGCGTATCCAACAGCTACTGCTTTAGGCGAGCCAAAATACTACTCATTATTTGGGTCTCAATATAGTAATCCAAATGAAATGTCATTCTTGCTTGGTCCAACGCCAGATATCAATTACAACGCTGAACTTCATTATTTCTATTACCCTGTATCTATTGTCCAAGGGGCTCTTCAGTCTCAAGATAATACCGTTCCATCAGGAACTATTACCAATGGTGGTAGCTTATATACCAACGGAACCTACGAAAATGTGCCATTAACAGGCGGTTCAGGATCAGGAGCTACGGCAACTATCGTAGTAACAGGTCAGGCAATTACCTCTTGTACTGTCACTAATGGCGGTAATTTCTATGTAGTAGGCGATGTTTTAAGTGTAAGTCCAACAAGTATTGCTAATTCAAACGTCAATGCTTCAGGATTTGCTTATACAATTGCTGTTATTCCTAATCCAACTGGTTATAGTTGGCTTGGTGATAACTATGATCCAGTCCTATTCTATGGAGCTATGCGTGAAGCTATGCTGTTTATGAAGGGCGAGCAGGATCTTGTTGGCTATTATGAGCAAAAGTATCAAGAAGCTATTCAACAACTCAATCGTCTTGGATCTGGTCTTGAGCGTGGTGATGCTTACCGTGACGGTCAATATCGGATTGGTCAGGTTAAACCATAATGCCAATACAACAAGGACAAACTACGATTTTTAAGCAAAACTGCTTAAGCGGCTTGGAGAATTTCGCTGTAGGAACCCCATATGTTTATAAAATCGCACTATATACTTCTTCTGCTAATCTATCTTATGCTACTACCACTTACGCTGGTAATGCTGGCGAAATATCTGGCACAGGATATACAGCAGGCGGTGCAATACTTACACCAATACCTCCAGCAAATTTAGGAAATACTGCTTATGTTTCCTTTAATAATGTGACTTGGAGCCCTGCTAGCTTTACATGTAGAGGGGCTTTAATCTACAATAGCACAACTGGGGCAGCGGTAGCAGTCTTAGATTTTGGCAGTGACAAAACAGCATCAACTACTTTTACAGTAACTTTCCCAACGGCTAGTTCTACAACTGCCATTATTAGATTTAGTTAAGGAGTTTTTATGAGCAACGAAAAAGCAAAATTAGGTGACGCAGTAGAAGCTACTGTGATCCGTGGAGCAGGACAAACAGAAATTATCGGAACTGTAGGATTCTACAAGGCTGAATGCTATGATTCAGAAGGCAATCTAAAATGGTCAGATGGCTTTGATAACTTGACAACCAACGTAGGTCGTCAAAATATGTTGAACTCATATTTCGGTAACGTAGGTGGTGGTGCTATTGTTATGGGCTTAATGGGAACTGGTTCTCCAGCTTACACTGATACTCAAGCATCTCACGCTGGTTGGCTAGAAGTAGGTGGCGTTAATGCTCCTGCTTATTCAGGCACACGCAAGACTCCAGCATTCTCTGCTGCGACATCAGCTAACCCATCAGTATTGACAACTTCTGCTGCAGTCGTATTTTCTATGACTTCAGGTGGAACTGTTGCTGGTGCGTTTATTAATATCGGCGGCGCAGCTGCTCAGGATAATACAACTGGTACTTTGTTCTCTGCTGGTGACTTTACTGGCGGTAATAAAACAGTAAGCTCTGGCGATACAATTAACGTAACTTACACATTATCAGCTAACGGATAATAGGGCGCTCGTAAAGGGCGATATTAGACGATGGCTACTTACTATTGGGTTGGTGGCAACGGTACTTGGGACAATGCCACCACAACTAACTGGGCTACATCTACTGGTGGTACGGGTGGTGCAGGCTTTCCTGCATCTACAGATACAGTATATTTTGACTCAAACTCAGGTACAGGAACATGTTCTGTAGCGGCAACGGCAAACTGCGCTTCAATTAATTTTGGCCCAACGCCAATGACGCTATCGCTTTCAGCGTCTCCAGCTTTTACAACTACTGCTACTTCATTTAGTTATGGTGGCGGAACAATAAGTTTAAATAACTTTAATTTAAATTGCTCAACATTTACTCTTACTACTGGCTCTACATATGTAATTAACTTTAGTACATCAGGGTCTATTACAGTAGGATCAACATTTACAGTTAATAGTTATACAGGATTTAGCTATACAGGTACATCTAATATTATTTTATTGAATAGTGGATTTAACTATTCAGGAAATACTGTATCGCCTACATCTGCACAAGCATTAAATTTTACAACAACAACATTTAGTCCATATCTTTATGAAAATTTTTATGCAAATAGTGTAAGCATAACTGGAGCTGGTGGATTACAAATATCAACAGGAAATCTATATTTATATGGAAATCTTACATTATCATCAACAGCAACAGCGACATCTTCTGCAGTAATAATATATTTTATTGGCTCAGGAACGCAAACAATTACAACAAACGGAGTAGCGTTAAATCAAAATATTGTATTTAATGGATCTGGAACATATACAGTTGTTGGAGCTATTACTGTAAATAATCCAGCTTCATATACAATACTTAATTCTGGTACATTGCAATTTCAGTCAGGAGTAACGAGTACATTAAATCAGTTTTGGGCAACTGGCGGAACTTTAAAAAGTAGTACATCTGGTACTGCAGCAACGCTTACTAGTTCTAATCAAATATCAGCATCTTCGGCAACAATTCAAGATATAACTGTTACTAGCGGCCTTGCATTTAATTGTACTAATGTAAGTAATAATACAGGATGGTCATTTAATACTGGTACTCCACAATTATATTGGGTTGGTGGTAGTGGCACTTGGGACGGAGTAACCAAAACAAACTGGTCTTTGACATCTGGTGGCACAGGAAGCGTTGGAGCTCCAACACCTGTAATTTCGGCTATATTTGATTCAAACTCAGGGTCTCCAACAGTTACTGTCGGAGGAAGTGGATTTCCTTCTGCTTTAAATCTTACAACAACAGGAACATGTACACTTACAGTAGGTTCTAATCCTAATATATATGGAAATGTATCTTTTGGAGCATCAACTTCTTTTGGTGGTTCATCACCAATATATTTTTATGGACCAACTCCAACAATAACATCTGCTGTAACTTTAGGAGTAGGCGTAACTTTTTCTCCAATATCAGGTACATGTACTGCAAATTTTGGATCAAATATTACTTTAATAAGTACAGCTTCATTTAACTTTAATACACCTGGAACGCTTAATTTTAATAATTACACATTAAGTTCTGGTGGCGCTGTATTTGGTTCTAGTAATGGCGGAATAGCAAATATTAATCTTGGTACAGCAACTACTATTACATTAACTGGAAATAGTAATAATACTTTAATTGCAACTGGCGGAACTTTTTCATCTGCACCAACATTTAATTTAACTTATAGTGGATCAACTGGTACAAGAACTATAGAACTTGGAGGTACTCAATCTGCCGTAACACCTTTACCAAATATCAATGTATCTGCTGGATCAGATACAATAACATTTGTTGCGTCATCTTGTTATGTAAATAATTTTAACTTTACTGGATTTACAGGTAAATTTAGTGGGGCATCGGTAGGTCCATACAATATATATGGAAATCTGACATGGGGAACTGGCATGACTGTAAATGCTACTGTTTCTCCATTAGTATTTGCAGGAACAACAACTCAAACATATACAGCAAATAGTGTTACTTGTAGTTTGCCATTAACATTACAAAGTACATCAACTTTAGCTATAGCTGGAAACACTACAACAACGGGTGCATTTACTCATACAAGCGGTACTTTAGACTTAACAAACGGATCTACTGGAAACTATACATTAACAGCGGCATCATATAATTCTACTGGATGGGTAGGTCCTGGTGGTTTTATTTTTGGTACTGGGGCTATAGCTGTCACTGGTACAGGAACTGTATGGAATAGTAGCGGTGCAGCTAATGCTTATGTAAATACTGGAACTCCAACAGTAAACGTAACCAATTCTACGGCTACTGCGACTACAGTAACCACAACAGGCGGTACTCCAACCGCTGCATCTACATTTAACTTTAACTTTACTGCTGGTACATACACCTTAACGATTACTACTGCTGGTACGTTTTATAACTTAAATTTCACAGGATTTTCAGGAACTTGGTCTGGAGCATCAAGTCTTACATTGTTTGGAAGCTTAACAATTGCTTCAACAATGACCTATAGCGCAACAGGCACATTGACATTTTCGGCATCATCTGGTACTCCAAGTATAACCTATAACGGTAAAACGCCAACACAAAGTATTACTCAAAATACATCAGGTACTGCTGTATTCACATTAGCCGCAAACTTTACGCTTCCTGCAACGCTTACTTATACCCTTACTGGTGGCACTTTAAACCTTAATAACTACATACTTTCAACTGGACTCTTTAACTCATCAAGTTCAACTGCTCGTGCTATTCAGTTTGGTACTGGTGCTATTACAACTACAGGTTCAGGTACTTCGTTTACTACTGCTACAGCAACTAACCTTACTTATACAGGTACGCCTACTGTAAATATTTCAAATTCTACAGCTACTGCAACTACAGTTACAGCACATACTACTGGTGGTACAGCAGCTAATGCATTTAACTTTAACTTTACTGCTGGTACTTATGCGTTAACGCTTACTACTGCATCAGTTTTAGGTTCAATCAACTTTACAGGATTTACTGGAACTTGGGCTCCAAGCACTGCTACTGCTACATTTTATGGAAGTATCACATTAGTAACTGGCATGACTTTTACTACAGGTACGGGTATATGGACTTTGGCTGCTACATCTGGCACACAGACTATTACTCCAGCGTCTAAGACGCTTTACTCTATTACTCAAAACGGTGTTGGTGGCACTGTTTCTCCAGCGGCTAACTTAGTATTAGCAGCGGCTGCTACATACACATTAACCAACGGAACTTTAAACCTTGGTGCATATACATTAACTGGCGCAACAGCAGGATTAACAATATCTACTGGATCTGGAACTTTACTTACATCAGTTTCTCAGACATTCCCAGTTACTCATACCAGTGGTACTTTAACGCTAGGATCAGGGCTTACAACTACTGGCGCTTATACATTTACTGCAGGTACATTGGCTTTAGCTACATATACACTTGCGATACTATCATTCTCATCAAGTAATACAAATACTCGTGCAATTCAGTTTGGTACGGGCGCTATTACTTGTAATGGTACAGGAGCTATTTGGACTACGGCTACTGCCACAGGACTGACATTTACTGGAACTCCAACAGTTAATATCAATAATGCTACAGCCACAGCTACAACTGTAGTAGCAGGTAGTACGGGTGGCGCAGCTACTAATGCTTTTAACTTTAACTTCATATCTGGCACTTATACGCTAACTTTAACCACAGCTAGCGTCTTCGGAAGCCTTAATTTTACTGGGTTTACAGGTACTTTCAGTGGCTCAACAAGTGATACTTTATACGGGAATTTGACTATTCCTACAGGTATGACTTATTCAGCTACAGGTACTTTGACATTTGCAGCCACGTCTGGTACTCAAACGATTACAAATGGTTTAACTACATTTACCCAAGCCATTACTCAATCAGGCGTTGGTGGAACAGTAGCTCTAGGATCTAATGCAACCCTAGGAACAGCGCTTACATATACTCTTACTAACGGTACATTAAGCCTTGGATCCTATACGCTTTCTGCAGGATTGTTTGCATCTTCTGCAGCAAATACCCGTGTAATTGCTTTTGGAACTGGCGGCATTACAACAACTGGTTCAGGAAACGTATTAAACGTAAACGGTACATCGTTAACTTATACAGGCACACCTTTAATAAATGTGGCAAATAGTGGCGCAACAGCGACTACTATTACGCTAACAACTGGCTTTACTGCAACCAATGCATTAAATGTAAACTTTACAACTGGTACATATGGCCTAACATTCACCGCAGCTTCGGTGGTAAATAGCATAAACTTTACTGGCTATACAGGAACTTATAGCGGAACAAGTGCATTAACTGTATATGGTAACTATACAGCGCCAACAGGTATGACCTATACTAGCACGGGTACGGTTTCTTTTTCAGCAACATCTGGAACGCAAACAATTACCACCCCGTTAACTTTGCCATGCGCTGTAGCTCAAACTGGCGCTGGTGGGACATTGGCTCTAGGTGCTAATTTAACCATTGGTCCTACGCTAACATTTACCCTAACTCAGGGTACATTAGCTCTTGCAGGCTTCATTTTATCGGTTGGTTTATTTAGCTCAAGCAACTCTAATACTAGGGTAATCAATTTCGGCACAACTGGTCAGATGACCGTTACTGGAACTGGTGCAGCATTTACATTGACCCCAACAGGATATAGCTATTCCAATGGCGGAACGATTGCCTTTACTGGAGCAGCAGCTACGACTTTTGCAGGCGGTGGTGGTTCGTATCCAACATTAAGCTTGCAAGGTACAGGTGCTTTAACCATTACTGGTGCTAATACTTTTTCTAGTATAGCCAACACCACAACTGGTGCTAGAGCGATTGTTTTCCCATCATCTACAACCACTACAGTTACGAACTTTGCAATGTCTGGTATTTCAGGTGCTGTAGTAACTTTAACGGCATCTACCTCTGGAACACAGGCCACATTATCTCAAGCTAGTGGTACTGTAAGTGTTTCTTATATGTCTATCAAAGACTCCAACGCTATTGGTGGAGCAACATGGGATGCGCTTACAGCTAATGGAAATACTAGCGTAAGTAATAATACTGGGTGGTTTTTTTCTGGAAACGTATGGCCAGTAACTGTTACAGAAGCAATTACATTCACTGATGCAGAAGGGGTTACTTGGGTCACTCCAGCGACTGTTGCAGAATCATTTACATTTTCTGATGCATATGCAATATCATCTGCAGCTTGGGTTGGATTAACCTCTGAATCATTTACATTCTCTGATACATATGTTGGAACATGGAATGCTTATGATACAGTTTCTGAATCAATATCATTTACAGATACAGAAACTGGATCTTGGGGTGCTTATGATACAGTTGCAGAATCAATATTGTTTACAGATACTGAAATTGGTATCGCAACATATAATGTTTTAATTAATGAAACACTATCTTTATATGATTTAGTTGCTATTTCATTTACAGGATATGCTGGAAATGTTGCAGAATCAATATTATTTTCAGATACAGAATCCGTAATCGCAAATTATCAGCCAACTGTATCAGAAACTTTTGGTCTTGCTGATTTAGATGCTATTGGTCAACTTGGTGCTGTATTAGAGTCAATAACATTCTCTGACGCATATACTGCAACATGGAATGCTTATGACACAGTTTCTGAATCAATCTTATTTATAGATGTAGAATCTTTAAATGGCACATATTTAGTATCCATATCAGAATCTATTTTATTTGCTGATACTGAAACTGCAACCGATGCATTTATGGTATCGGTATCAGAATTAACCAATTTAGCAGATTCAGAAAATGGTATTGGAAACTTTAATTCAACTACTTCAGAATCATTAACATTTTCAGATACAGAATCAGTTTTAGTTAATTCTGTAGTAAATGTAGCTGAATCTGTATTATTTACCGATGTCGAAAACGGTACATATATAGGAAATGTTTCAGTAGCAGAAAGCATTATTTTTGCTGATACTGTAAACCAATTTAATGCATATTTTACTAATATTAGTGAAACTTTAAGTCTTGCAGATTTAGAAGCGGTGTCTTCTGCCTATTTGGTAAATATCCAAGAAAGCATACTTTTCACCGATACCGAGGGTGCTTTAGCCGTTTATAACCCCGTATTGCAAGAAGCCATCATGCTAAGGGACTCGCCAATAGCTTTTGGTTGGTTTAGAATCGTTGACGATCAGTCAGCTTTTTGGAATTCTATTAATAATGCCCAAACTACAGCTTGGACATCAGTAAACAATTCGGGGACTATAACTTGGGTTCCTATTAACAATAATCAGTAGTAAGGAACATTATGTCATCTTCATATTCAACATCTTTAAAATTAGAGCTCATTAATCCAGGCGAACAGTCAGGTACTTGGGGTAATTCGACCAATAATAACCTAGGAAACTTGCTAGAGCAGGCTATTGCAGGTCAGGCAACTGTTACCATGAATAATGCCGCTTACACATTATCTAACTTTAATGGTACTTTAGACGAAGCTAGAAATGCAGTAATTATTATTACGGGAAACCAAAATGCTACTTATCCAGTAATTTGTCCTGCAGTCCCAAAATGCTACACAATTACTAACAATCTAAGTGGTGGTGCTATAGCTTATTTTCAGCCTTCAGGCGGAACTGCATTAGCTATTCCTAATGGAAATACGACTGTAGCTTATTGTACTGGATCAGCAATGGTTCAGATCAACTTTGTCCAAAATGCTACTACAGCTATTAATGTGGCAGGTGGTGGCACAGTTTCGGCAACTACAGGTACATTTTCAGGAGCCGTTTCTGCATCTGCATTTACAGGAGCTGGCACTGGCTTGACTGGTACTGCAGCTAGCTTGAGTATTGGTGGTACAGCAGCTTTTGCAACTACAGCTACTACTGCTACTACAGCTACTACTGCTACTACAGCTACTACAGCTACTACTGCATCAAGCGTTGCTGCATCAGGTATTACTGGTGTTTTAGGAATTGCAAGTGGTGGTACAGGAAATACTACGAATACAGCTGCTTCTGTTCCTGCATCAGGAATTACTGGGACTCTCGGGTTAGCAAGTGGTGGTACGAATGCAACTGGCACTCCTGCATTGGGTAGTGTTGTAATTGGAACTGGTACAGCATATGGATCAACTGCCGTAGGTACTGCAGGTCAATATCTGACATCCAATGGCGCAGGTGCTCCAACTTGGACAACATATGTACCAACTGGGCTTGTAACAACATGGAGTGGTGGAACTACTGGGCTTACTCCAAATACAGCAACTAGCGGTGCAATAACGCTTGGTGGCGTATTATCTGCTACAAACGGTGGTACTGGGGCTAGCTCACTAACTGGTGTTTTGTACGGTAATGGCGCAAGTGCTCATACAGTAGCAACCGCAGCGCAAATTGTAGCCACAATAGGATCTACAGCGGTAGCAAATGCCACCAATGCTACTTCCGCCGCATCTGCTACTACATCAGCAGCTTGTACTGGTAATGCTGCAACTGCAACAAGCGCAACAAGTGCATCTGGATTAACTGGAACTCCAAACATTTCTGTAGGAACAATTACTGCTACGGGTGGTGTTACTGCTGTAGGATTTAACGGTAGTGGATCTGGATTAACAGGAACTGCTTCTAGTCTTACTGTAGGTACTGCAACCAATGCTACAACTGCAACTACTGCGACTACAGCAACATCTTTTTCAAGCAATTCATTTACTATGACATCGTCAGGTTCAAAAATTTATTTTGCATACAATGGAACCAATATCCTTAGTATTGATAGTTCAGGAAATTTATTAACATTGGCAAACGTAACAGCATATAACGGATCCGTATAATATGACAATGAACTCATCTGGGCCAATTAGTTTGGCTGGGGCTACAATAGGCCAATCAATTCAAGAAGAGCTTTATGGAACATCTACTGCTAAAATCAGTTTAAATGATACTGCAGTAAGGCAGCTTGCTGGGCAAAATACCGCTAATTCTCCAATATCAATGCCATCTAATTTTTATGGCAAAAGAACTAATGTTCAGGTTTCAATAACATATAACACTGTTCAATATGCAGACACCATTTTGGATGTTACAACATTATCTGGATATGTTACTGGATTTTCAACGATAACCATAAATGTCCTTTCTTCCGTTCTATATGCATCATCCATAACTAGCTATGGATTAAAGATTATCAATGCTAGTGGAAATGATAATGTAATACTTGCAACCAATTACTCAAAAATAGTAGGAAAAGGCGGAGCTGGAGGATTCTTATCTAGCGCAGGAACATATACCGCAGCAACAAATGGCGGTGCAGCTTTAAATATTTGCTGCCCAACTGTAGCCCAAAATAGTGGGAGTTACTCTGTTATAGGTGGTGGAGGTGGTGGTGGTGGATATGGCGGTATTTATAGTGCTGGCGGTGGTGGATGTCCTATTGGTGTTGGTGGAATAATCTATAACTCTGGCGGAACTGGCGGTCAAGGAGGAACATTTACAGGTGGATCTTATCAAGGGGGAAATGGATCTAACTGGGGTGTAGGCGGTGGTGGCGGTGGATATGTATCAAATGGCTCAGGTGGAACAAGTGGACCACAAGGAAGTGGGGTTGGATCTGCTGGCGGAGTTGGTGGATATGCTGGTGGATCTGGATCTGTATATAGCTCAAATCCTTCTGGAGCTTGGGGCGGTGGTAATGGAGGAACAGCTTTTGGAGGAGCTGGTGGAGTAGGTATTATTACTGGAACCAATCAATGGGCTGGTGGAGGTGGTGGCGGTTGTGGCGCTCCAGGTGGAGCAGGAACTGGAGTTGGGCCTAATGGAGCAGGAGGAGCTGCTGGAGCGGCAGTTATTACTAATGGTCATTCATTTACAAATTCAACTACAGGCAGTCTATATGTATATGGAAATATTGTTTAAGGGAAAATTATGCGTTTTACATTTACATGGTTAATGGATAAATTAGGCTATATGCCTAAGATTGATTTCCAAGTCGGTAAGGTTGATTTAAAACCTGAAGATGTATGGCCGTTCCCTATTGAAAAAGAAGTGCCTAAAAAACAGGCAAAAAAGGTAACTGTTCCAAAAGCTACTACACGCAAAAAACCAGCCGCTAAGAAAAATGCAAAAAATACTAAATGATCTTCTTACTGGTAAAGACAATAAGACCCACGATATAGCTCGTTGGTCTTTGATGTTTTGTTTGCTTACTCTAGTTTTTGGGTTATTTTTTAACGCTTATCAAAGTGGTATGTTTGATTTGGAAAGGTTTTATTTGGGATCTGCAGCAATCGTAGGAGCTCATGGAGCAGCCCTTATGATGAAGCAGGGATCTGAACCAACTGGAAAGGCAAAATGATGTGGGAAACAATTACAGAAGGTTTAAGCGAGTATCTTAACTATGTCAAAATTGCATTGGCTTGCATACTTTTATGCATCGTTTTTTATAGTGGGTATCATATTGCTAATAGCAGATATTTGGCGTACAGGGATAAAGTTGAACTTGCCACTAAGGAGCAAGATGAACATGTTGAATCAATCAAAAAGCAACAAGAATTAGTTACTAAAGGAATTCAAGATGAATACAATGCGAAGCTTGCTAATATTAGGAATTATTATGAGTCTACAAGCATGTGGAACAACACAAATCGCAGCTCCCTGTCAGGCATTTCCCCAGCCCCCAAGTCTGCTGATGTTATCGCCTCCTACAATCAACTTGCTACCTCCTGTGCGGCAACAACCCAGCAATTAGTGAGCCTTCAAGAATGGATCCGAGATCAAATGAGTATTAAATGATAGTTAATCAATTAACAGCATTGGGTATTTATCCTGATTGGTATGAGCCATTAATGGGTGCTTTTAAGAAATACAATATATCTACCACCAAGCGTCAAGCCGCATTTATTGGTCAATGTGCCTATGAATCTTCTAACTTTAAAGTATTGAAGGAAGACTTAAATTATAGTGCCGAGGGGCTTATGAAGACTTGGCCTTCTAGGTTC